ATGTTTAAGGACTTCTTGGGGATGGCGTAGGCCGCGATGGCAACCATCAGACCTTCAACGAGATATTTAATGGCGCGCTTGACAAGCTCTCCTAAGTCCAGACCGTTCATTATTATAATATGAAACAAGAAAAAAATATTAATTCGGTAAAATACTTAAAATCTTTTGCGCTTAGATCAGTATATGCCAGACTCCACCTTCGAGAGAAAGACGACGCCCGACGGCGCCGAGAACCCTAAATACGTAGACCTGCTCGAAGAGGACAGGCCTCTCGCAGGCCAGAAGTTCGCCTGCCTCTCATTCGTCTCTCCCGAGAAAGTCATCAAGAAAAAGGATCTGTTTTACTTCCAGGAGTTCCTAAAGAACTGGGACTTTGCCAAGCCCCTCGAGAAGTATCACCAGTTCCTCAACTTCGTGGCCTACAAGTACAACTTGGACTTTGACGATCTCACGAGAGACCTCACCGAGTTCAAGAACGAGGAGACGAAGACCTTGCACGAGTCGAACATCGAGGACGATTTCAAGACCTTCCTCGATAACCACGAGGAGCAGCTCGAGAACCAGTTCGGGGCCCTTACGAGCTTCCAGACACACACGCGCGGGGTGAAGGTGAGAGGGACGTTTCCCACGCAGGAAGAGGCCGAGATACGCTGCAAGATGCTGCGCGAGTTCGACCCGCACCATGACGTGTTCGTGGGGCCGGTGGGCATGTGGATGCCCTGGGATCCCGAGGCATACAAGACCGGCAAGGTGGAATACCTCGAGGAGGAACTCAATCAGCTCATGCACGAGAAACAGAAGAACGAGGCCAAGGCAAAGACCGAGTTCGACAAGCGTGTGAAGGAGAGCAAGCAGGAGGCCATCGAGAAAAACAAGGTCCTCGCCGCGGAGACAGGGAATAAGCTTACCCAGAACGTCACTCCGGAGGGCGACCTCGTCAACATCAAGGAGATGACAACCCTCGAGAGCCGGCTAGGCGACGAGGAAGTTACTGCCGCGGACATTCGAAAAGAGCTGTTCGAGGGCAACAACGTCGTCATCGACAAGAGCACCGACCACGGACTGAGCGACCTCATGATGAACCAGGGGGCCACGTTCGAGCTAGCGGACGTGAAGGACGCGCCGGTCGAGCAGCCAAAGACGGTCAAGCGCAAGCGAGGGGCGCGAAACAAGGCATAAGATTTACCGACATGTCGGTTCGCCAAACCCATAGATAGAATAGATGAGCAGTCTCACCCATTCTGTCCTGCAAAATTGAACCATGCTGTCGCTCAACACAGCATGCACAAATGCCCCAGAAACCTCAGCCCGCCCCGAGCCAAGACTGGAGCACGATGGTCCTCAACGGAAAAAAAGGCGCCCGCGCCGCGACCGTCGCTCCTCCGGTCTCCGCGGCAGCAGCGAAAGACCGCAAGCTCGACATCGCGACCGAAGCAGAAAAAAAGGAACTACTGCCCCGGGCAATCAGCGCGCAGCTCATGGCCGCGCGTGTGGCACATGTCCCAAAGCTGTCCCAGAAAGATCTTGCTCGACAGCTCAACATCCCCCAGAAGACGGTGCAGGAGATCGAACAGCACCGCCACGAAAACAACATGGCCCTTGCCCAGCGCATCGCGCGCCATCTTGGCGTCAAGCTCGTAAAAAACTAAACAACTCCGTAGTAGGCCTGGCGACAGCCCGACTGCGCCGGGACTAGAGCTCTCCCCTCCTTATCTTGTCTGCAAACAATTTTTCTATAGCGGCCGACAGGTCGTCGCTCACGGGGGTGTGTATCCTCGTCTGACACTCCACTATGCCCCCTTCGTCCGTCATCACGTATCTCGACCTGCAGAGTGGACATTTGCTGTTTTCCCTATCTTGCTGGTAGTGAGCTGAGATGCACTCCCGATGGAACTTATTTCCGCACCCCATCACAACGTAGTCGAGGTTATAGTCAGTGGTCATCCTCGTCCCGCGCGGGGAGCTGCGGGTCTCCGCGACTATCACCTCCCCCAAGCATATGGCGCACGTTCCCGCGGAGATACGGGTCGTGTCAGTCTTCGACGAGCAGCCGCCCATCACCGATGCGATGAGCACGATGACGGGGACTTCCCGGGGTTCAATTTTCTCTCTACCACTTGTTCTTCTTCACGTTTATTCTTGGCCCAGACCCGCGTTTCTTGCTCGAGCTTGGATCGTAGACCTCGTCCTCGTCGTCAGAGTTCAATCCCTTGGACAGCTCCCAGAATTCCTTGGATCCAAGCCGGAAGTCGCCGTGCGGCTCAGCCCTGTACCAGAATATCTGCTCGTTCAGCTTATTCGACTTGCAATTGTTGTTGATCACCAGGCACTCATAGTTCTCGGTGCACTGGTCCATCACCTGGCAGAACGACTCGAACGTCGGGAACATGCCGGCGTAGTTCTCATATATCCGCTTGCGGTTTGCTATGTAGGGCTCGCGCAGTATAAACACATAGTCGATGTTCGTTCTCAGATTTGGCGGGATCCCGAGAGGATACTGCATGGTGATCACCAGCATTATCTTCCAGTGACGCCCGTTCATGAAGAGGAGCCTCATCATTTTGTCCTTCGTCCATGACGCGTCATACAGACAGTCGTCGAGAATGACGAACGCCCTCGGGTCTATGTTCGACTTTTTGTAGGCAGCCACCTCCTTGTTCACCTGACGGATTACAGTCTTCTGTCGCTTCAGTATGTTCTCGATTATCGCAGAATTATACTCATCGTGTATGAACAACTTCGGAATATGGGACGCATAGAAGCCGTTTCCCGCTTCAGTCCCCGATATCACCGTGCCAATGGGGATATCCTGATGATACCACAGCAAGTCGCGCACCAGGTAACTTTTCCCTGTGTCTCTCCGCCCTATCAGCACGATGACGGGTCCTTTGTTCTCGGTTGGCTTGAATGTTATCTCGCGCATGTTGAACTTCCTGAGCTCGAGCGAAGCCATTATACCTACTTGTATGAGATTCTTTTTATCATTAAAAACGCAATTAGTTTAGACGGACCGGAATTAATATCTATTAAAAGAAATGCATCACTCTCTGATCAACTATCACAAGAGACAGAACAAGCAGCTCTTCCAGGACCTCAACACGGAAATGGGTGTACGCGACGCGCAGAACTACATACCCATCTACAGAAACTTTTTCAATCTCGGTCTAGGCAACTACAACGACATAAACCTAAACCATCGGCACCATATCAAGAGGGTTGGACCGAAGACCAGAAAAAACGTGCACGACTGTGAGATCGTGGACATGAGCAACAACGGCGTGGGCACCATCCCCGTATTCTTCAAGTACTCCCCTTTGATCGACGCCACCAAATACATGGAGGGCAAGCACACGCTCCCCTTCGACGACCTGAGAAAACTGCCTGACACTCTCGACTATGACAGCAACCCAAAAATCAAGGACGCCAACAACGCCGCCTACACCGACGGTTTTTTCTCCTTTCTCTCCGGCCAGCTATTGACCGAGTTCAAGATTCCCCACTGCATAAACTTCTACGGGGCCTTTATTGGGACCCAGGAGACGTTTACGTTCGACGTCAGCGACGAGTGGGAGTACATGTATGACTCGTCCTTCTTCTGCAGGCACAAGGGAGATTTGTTCCACGTGGACGAAGAAAAGATAAAGCAGCGCTACATGACCGACTCGCGATCAAACAAGCCAAAACTGTGCATAGGCGAGAGCAGGCCCAGTGCTGTCGAGACCACCGCCTGGGACAATGAGCCGTTCGAAGACATCTTCCAGTCCAGCGAAGACGGCTCCGCCGACCTCACCGAAGTCGGGGACATACAACCCGCCGGCACTGGCATGGCCCTTGCCGAGAGCGCGGGAAGCGATAGTCTCCACGCCTCCACCAGCTCAAGCTACTCGTCAAGGACGTCGCACACTGTGAGCGACGAATCGAGCGACGACTCAAGCGACGACTCAAGCGACGTCGACGAGGACTGCGACGAGGATGAGGACAGCGACGACGATTCGACCGACGACCAGATTGAGGGAACCATCGTCAACTTCCCAGTCGAAGTGATCGCACAGGAAGTGTGCAAGGACACACTTGACCGTTTAATGCGAGTCGAGGAAATAAGCGTCCCGATGTGGCGTTCGATACTAATGCAGGTCATCATGACCCTGCTCGTCTACCAGAAAGCGTTCGGCTTCACCCATAACGACCTGCACACCAACAATATAATGTATGTCGAGACTGACAGGGAATTCCTGTATTACAAGGTGGACGGCAAGTACTACAAGGTCCCGACCTTCGGTCGTCTCTTCAAGATCATCGACTTTGGGAGAGCCATATACAAATACAGAGGCACCACGATATGCAGCGATAGTTACCATCCCAACGGGGACGCTGCGACGCAGTATAACTGCGAGCCATACATGAACGACAAGAAGGCCCGGCTCGACCCGCATTATGGCTTCGACCTGTGCAGACTCGCGTGTGCGCTCTACGACGACCTGGTCGACGACGCGGACGACGGGACGCCGTGCAACCCTCTCAGCGAGATAATAAGGGAATGGTGCACCGACGACAACGGCAAGAACATACTGTATAAGACGAATGGCGTGGAGAGGTATCCTGACTTTAAACTGTATAAGATGATCGCGAGAACGGTGCACAAGCCGACGCCTCGCAGCCAGCTCGAGAAAGATTTCTTTGCCTTGTGCGAGACCACGCACAAAAGAATCAACAGAAAGACAAAGATAATAAACATCGACTCTCTCCCATCGTTTATTTAGGTTCGAATGCGAGGTTTTAATAGCTCAACTAACACTATGTCGGTCTACAAGATTTTGCACGTCGCGATTGTGGCATTCGTATGCGCGCTCCCCTTCATGCCTCTTGGTATCCTGCGGAGCGTGTACTGGCTCCCCGTCGTCTTTCCGGCGATATGGCTGCTCTGTGACGGATGCCCACTGTCCAAGTGGGACGGGGACGACGAGTTCCTGCATTCCCTGCTTGTCCCAGTCTGCCCCAATATCTCGATCGGCCAGTCGGCAGACGTGACCCTGCTCGTGCTGATCGGTGTCGCCGTACTCATCACGCGGCGGTTCGTGACGCA